CATTCACATTACCTACTACTGATGGTACAAATGGACAGGTAGTACAAACAAATGGATCAGGGACTTTATCATTTACAACTATTACTTCTGGTGACCCTGCAGGTACAGCAGTAGCTTTAGCAATTGCTCTCGGTTGATTTATTAAGGAAAACAAATGGCAAATACATTCAAGAATTCATTTGGTAAAAACGTAGGCACAGCTGCTGCCACTATATACACTGCTCCTGCGTTAACACAAACTACATTGATTGGACTGTCAGTAGCTAATACTACAGCATCCCCAATTACTTGTGATGCGTACATCACTTCTTCTGCGGTTGACTACTATTTAATTGAAGGTGCAACAGTACCTGTTGGTGGCTCTTTAGTTATTGTAGGTGGAGACCAAAAGGTTGTATTAGAAGCTGCCGATGCACTTAAAGTATTGACTTCAGCTGCAAGCAGTGCCGATGTAGTTTGCTCATTGTTAGAAATAACCTAAGAGGTAGACCATGGCATATCTTGGTAATACACCAACCACCCAGAACTTTGTTTCTGGCACAGACTACTTTAATGGCACAGGCTCACAGACTGCGTTTACCTTATCCCGCACCGTAGGCTCGATTAATGACATTCAAGTCACAGTCAACAACGTAGTCCAGCAGCCCAACGATGCGTATACCCTGAGTGGCACAACGCTGACCATGACCTCCGCACCATCAAGCGGAACTAATAACGTCTATGTGCGTTACCTCAGCACCACCACGCAAGTCATTACTCCAAGCCAGAACACTGTTGGCACTGCTCAATTAGGAACTATAACTAATATAGCAAGTGGGAATTCCAGCTTAACATTACAAACTGGTTCTTCACCTACTACTGCGGTAACGATTGATACTTCACAGAATGTAGGTATTGGTACTGCTAGTCCTATTGCTAAATTAGATGTTAGAGGTTCTGGTGCATATTTTTATGATAACTCTACTACGGATTTTCAGCTAACTGTTGGTTCTAGTATTTCAACAATAGGAACTACTACAGCCACTCCCCTTGCATTTAAAACAAACTCCACAGAACGGATGCGTATTAGCTCTGCTGGAGTGATAACTACGCCATTTAGACCAGCGTTTGTAGCAACCGCAACTGGTTTTTCGGGCTATACTAGTGTAGCTGAAAACAACCCATTCCCAGCTAATACTACAAATTACAATCAAGGGTCTTGTTTTAACACTTCCAATTATAGATTTACTGCCCCCATCACTGGTTTGTATTTATTTACATTCTCAGCCCTCAGTAACAATAGCTCAGCGGGTTCCAGACCGGGAATTTTTGTAAACGGTAGTAGTGTATATAACTCAATTCAGCATGGAATATCCAATCAAGATGCTGACGGTTCAAATTCAAATACAACCAGCTCTTTAATATATTTACAAGCCAATGATTATGTTTTTGCGGCATCTTCAAGCGGCTCTTTATATTATTATGGACAATCTCATTCATCTTTCTCTGGTTGTTTAATCGGTTAATTTACAAAGGAAAACTCATGACAACTTACATAATTACTCTCTCCGCCGCCGAAGACAAGGCACTCAAATCTGTAGCACTTTCAGCTCAAGAATGGATTGACAACGCAGTCCACGAGCGTTGCCGTATTGCAATTGAAGAAATCGTAGCTGCTGAAGTTCAACGCAAACTGGCTGCTAATGAACCAATTACAGGCACGAAAGAAGACATTGTAATGGCAGCAAATATTGAAAGTGCAGCCGAGCATCAAGCAAGACTAGAAACAGAACGCCAAGGAGCGTAAGATGCCAGTAAGTACAATAAATGGAGCGAGTGCGGGTAGCTCAGGAACAATCATTACTACAGGCACTACTGGTCAAGTTATTGCTAGTGGTGCTTTACCAATAGGTAGTGTATTGCAAGTAGTTTCAAATACTTTTTCAACCCAAGTATCAACAACTTCTGCAAGTTTTACTTCTACTGGTTTAACTGCAACTATTACACCAAAATTTACAACAAGCAAAATTTTAATTATTTCCAGTACAAACGGAAATAATTCTTCAGCTTCAAATGCTTCTAATTGGACTTTATTTAGAGGTACTGTTGCTGGAACAAATCTTGGAAATGCTAATGGAATGGTTCAACATTATACTGTTGGTGGAAGTATAAGGACTGAAATTACATTACATTTTTTAGATTCACCAGCAACCACTTCCGCACAAATATACACCCTTGCATTTAATTCTGATAACGTTGGTAATACTGCATTTGCACAAAACAATGCTACTGTTGCATCTATGACTTTAATGGAGATTGCAGGATGATTAATTTACACGAAGCAATTAGACAACTAAACCCATCCGTAGTAACCATTCGTGGCGATGTCGCTTACGATGCAGACGGCAACGAAGTCGCATACGATAAAGCCGCAGTTCAGGCTTATGTAGATGCTAACGCCTATAAAGACCTCCGTGCTAAAGCATACCCCTCATATGCCGACCAGTTTGACACCATCTTCCATGAAGGCATAGACGCATGGAAAGCCCAGATTCAAGCAGTAAAAGACCGTTTCCCGAAGGAATAACTTATGGCTTATATAGGTGCCTCACCAACAACTAGTGCATTTGTAACTGACACATTTAATGGCAATGGTTCTACTGTTGCATTTACAATGTCGGTTGCACCTGCCAATACTACTTCTATTATTGTAGCGGTCTCAGGTGTCTTACAAGATCCAAGCACATATAGCGTATCAGGTACAACCCTCACATTCTCTGCTGCACCTCCATCGGGTACAGGCAATATCTCTGTTCGTTTCCTAGGCATCCCCGCTAGTGGCGTAACATCTACAGCCTACAGAACACAGACCGAGTTCACAGCTACAGCAGGACAGACTACTTTCTCCGTACCAAGCTACACAGTAGGGTATATCGATGTGTATCGTAATGGTGTACTGCTAGGCTCTGCAGACTTTACTGCAACCAGTGGAACTACAGTCGTATTGACCAACCCAGCATCTTCGGGTGACTTGGTTGAGACCGTATCGTTTTATGTGTCTAGCGTGTTAAATGCGATTCCCGCAACTAATGGGGCGGTAACCAGTGCGTATCTGTTGGATGGTTCTGTGACAGCAGCTAAGATGGGTGCTAACGGAACATGGGCACCAACAGGTTCAGTTATTCAAGTCGTTAGTGCTAACAATACCTTGAATGTTACAAGTCTTACTTCTACTTCTTATATTACTTTAGGATTAACGGCTTCAATTACACCTAAATTTAGCAGTAGCACAATTTATGTAATGGCTACCTTTAGTGGAACGCAAGATAATGGAAGTAATGACCAATCTTATATTTCTATTTATAGAAATAACACAACAAATTTAAAAAGTGCCGATTGTTTAGCAATGTATGACCATGCGGGCGGTAATGTTGGATTTTCATTTCCTATTAGTTTTTACGATTCTCCAGCAACAACATCAGCTACAAGCTACACAATTTATGCAAAAGTATCTAATTCAGGGTCGCAATTTAGACCAATCGCTAATACAGATACCATTGTTCTTATGGAGATTGCGGCATGATTGATAAAACTACAGCAATACATAAACTTTATCCCAATGTTGTTGTCATTCGTGGCGACATCGCCTATGACGAAGCTGGCAACGAGGTATCCTATGACAAGGCAGCCGTAGAAGCCTACGTGCAAGCCCACGCTTATATCGCCAAACGTCAAGCAGAATACCCACCCATCGGGGACCAACTAGATGCTTTATGGAAAGGTGGCGAGGCTGCTGCTGAAATGCTTGCTAAAGTACAAGCCGTAAAGTCCAAATTTCCTAAGGGAGCAACAGAATGACACAAGCCGTAGCCTTAGCCCAACAAGCCTCAACAGGGGTATCTCAGGGTTTCAAAAATAAAATCATCAATGGTGCAATGGTTATTGACCAGCGTAATGCTGGTGCTAGTGTTTCAATAACAACGGATGGAATGTATACATTAGATAGATGGGCTGCTTATAGAAGTCAATCAGGTAAATATTCAGTTCAACAAAATGCAGGTTCAGTAACACCACCATCAGGATTTACTAATTATTTAGGATGCACAGTTGGTGCTTCTGCAAATGTAACAGTTGGTTCAACAGACTATTTTACAATTAGACAGCCCATTGAAGGATTTAATGTTAGTGATTTAGATTTTGGCAAAGCAACAGCCAAAACAGTTACGCTTAGTTTTTGGGTGCGTAGTTCTTTAATTGGTACTTATGGCGGTGTTTTGGCAAATAGTGCTTATTCAAGATGTTATCCATTTACATATTCCATTTCAGTCGCAAATACTTGGGAACAAAAGTCGGTAACTATTGCTGGTGATACTACAGGCACTTGGTTAACTACTAATGGAGTTGGTTTATATCTTGAAATTGCTTTAGGAGTTGGTTCAACATATTCTGCTACGGCTGGTGCATGGACTAGTTCTGGTGTTGATTCAGCTACAGGGGCAATAAAATGGATTGAAACAAACGGAGCAACTTTCTACATTACTGGTGTTCAGCTAGAAGTAGGAAGTAGTGCTACTGGATTTGATTACAGACCTATTGGAACTGAATTTAATTTATGTCAACGCTATTTTGAAATAGCTTGTTCTACTGGTTACAACAATGGTCTTGTTTGTAGCAATTTCAATGCCGCAGATACATACGCAAATGTAAGATTTGTTGTTACAAAAAGAGCAACTCCGACTGTAACTGTTGCATCACCAGCAAATAGTTGGAATCTTTATGGAAATGGCTCATTAAGTTATGTAGTGACAGCAATTCAATCGCAGAATCCGAGCAATGCCACTTTCCAATTAAAAGTAAGCACTTCAAATCAACTTAATCAAGGCGGTGCATCGCACTTAGATTTTAATACTGTCACTGTTGCTAATAGTGGTGGCTGGAACGCTTCTGCGGAGTTATAAAATGTACAAACAAATTAAAAATATTCAAGGTAATATAAATTGCGTTTTACTTTTAGAAACCAATTCGACTATTCCATTCGACCCAGACAACACCGACTACGCTAACTTCAAAAAAGAAGTCTTAGATGGTGCAGAACTGCAAGATGCCGATGGGAATGTGATGACACAAGAACAGGCAGACGATTTTATTAAGGAGCTTCCATAATGGCTTTGACACAAGTACAAGGCGGGATGATACTGGCAAGTGGTCAGTCTATTCCTAAAGCCGCATTACCTACTGGTTCTGTGTTGCAAGTAGTTAGCACAATAAAAACAGATACGTTTAGCACTACTGCCAATACATTTACAAGCATCACAGGATTGTCGGCTTCTATTACTCCAATAAGTGCATCTAGTCTGATCTTGGTAAAATACTATGTTTGCTTCGGACAAAGCGACAACAATGCCAATAGGGGATCGGGCTTCAGAGTTACAAGAAACGGCACAGCAGTAGGGGTTTCTAATCAGGACGGTATTCGATCAAGAATGGGTTCCTTTTGTATTGGATCAACAACCTATGAAGGTTGTAATGTAGCATCGCAAGAGTTTATGGACTCTCCAGCAACTACAAACGCCCTCACTTATCAGGTTCAACTACTATTCTCGTCCGGGGGAAACCACACCGGCTATGTAAATCGTTCTGGTAGGTATGTAGATGCCGCTGAAAATTCACAAGGACCTTGGACTTCGGGAATTACTGTTATGGAGATTACGGCATGAATCATTTAGCTATTTATAAACTCTATCCGCAAGTCGTTACTATTGATGACGGCACAGGTGCTTTTGATAAAGACGGCAACAAGGTTGAGATTGACATGGCTTTGGTCGATGCTTGGCAAGACCCTGACGCTTACAAGTATGCAAGGGCTAAAGAATACCCAAGCATCACTGATTACATTGATGGTGTAGTAAAGGGTGACCAAGCACAGATTGATAAATACATAGCGGATTGCCTAGCCGTGAAAGCGAAGTATCCTAAATGAGTGAAGAATTTTTAGATCCCTATAAATACGGCAAGCTAGTAGCCCAAGTAGAGACCATGGAGAAAAAGATTGACATCATGGAAGCTGACATTAAAAAGCTTGTCATGATGGCTGAAAGATCTAAGGGTTCCTTATGGGCAATCATGGGTGCTGCCTCAGTATTTGGTGGCTTTGTAACTTGGACGGCTGATTTAATATTTAGAAAGTAAGCCTATGTATGTCAGATCAATTCGGATTTATAGAAGGAGCAAAGTCTGTAACAAGTAGTATGGATGCCAGCCGACAGGCTAGTCATTCTATTACAAAGAGTATTACCGATGTACAAAAAGATGCTGCAGCAGTAGCACAGCAAAAAGACCTAGAGCGTAAAAGACATATAAGAGAAACTCAGGTTTTTAAAGAGCAATACTTTAAACGAGCATTAATGGAATGGCAACGACAAGAAGACATTCGCATTGAGGAAGCAAAAGTAAAAGCCGATTTCATAAGAAAGCATGGAACTAAACGCTGGGGTGAAATCGAATCTGTTAAACAAAAAATAGAGAAACAGGACAATGAACTTAAAAAAGAGTTTAATCATGATTTGGCAAAGGTTCGTAGAGCAATGTTCATGTGCTATGCATTGGCTGCGTTCTTTGCTTGGTACCTTACTTGGGGTCATAAAGGGTAAATAATGTTTACATTAATATCAACTGCTTTGTCCTTCCTAATGGGTGGACTACCTAAACTACTAGACTTCTTTCAAGATAAGTCTGATAAGTCTCACGAACTAGAGCTTGCTCGTATGCAAACAGAACGAGAACT